TCAGGAATTGTCATCGAATGAATTAGTTCTCTATAAGATCTAATCTTACGAGAAAGAATTCCTTGGATGGGCAAGTCTGTAACAGACATCCCTCGAGCCGACGATACCCCTATTCCAGATGCAAGACGCAGCAGATTACGGGCTGGCCCCCCTAGACCTCCAGGATTGAATGGTCGGCGAGTATGTTTCATTAATGTAAACATAAATGATTCATTATTCGCCAACAGTCTTTCCTGGTCCGATTTCATGAGTTTCAGCCTTGCTTTCAAAAGTAGCCAGTAAAAGGCCGCTTTCGGGGAAGGAAAATTCCCGAGCAATGGTTGAGGATCAGCTATAGCCGACACCTTTTCGAAGAATGTCGAATATACCTGCTCGTTACTAGGGTCCATTTTGTACCTTAGTAAGCTCATGAAAACCATATACAGCTTAATGGAAGACTCCACTTTATTAACAATATAGTGGCCTTCTTTCATCACGCTGAATATGGCTCGGATAAGGCTGGAGTGACACTCTAATGGAAGGATCCAATTCTTTGTTTCGAGTTGGACGATAAAGTTCGCGAGTAGCGGATATCTGTTATAGGTAGACATTAGTCCACCTAGCGGAAATCCACTAACCTCAACACCTTGGTTAAACCATCTCTTAGCGAATTCAAACATCTCTTTCGAGGTGTGTGTTTTCTCTTTCGAGTAAGGCATATCCAAAGTGGCGATGAGAGTTAAGTAACTCTCAGCAACTTTATCGTGGCTAATAACAAGATCATCTCCTAGTATAAAGTAGTCTGAAAAAGAACTGAAACCAGCTCTTTGAGCAGCTACCATTACTAAGACATGATGTGTTAAAGCCATCGCAGGCCAAGAAGAGTATGCACCCATCGGTTGACCGGCTCCGTACCTTACCAATTTGACTGTTTTATCAGGCAAAGTGATATGGAACGGGAGCTCCGTAAGAATATTCCTCCAAGCTGAGGCTTTCTCTGCACCTATAATAGATGCTATAACTCTTTCTTGAAGAGCTACAGGCATTCTATCAGTTGCAGCGGAAAGATCCAAAGAATGGAAAGAATGTTCGCTGTCCTTTGAAGAAAACTCAAGGAAAGCTCCTTGATTAAAGGTACAGTCTCTCGGAATCCGTCTAAGTATTCTATTTAGTAGAATATGTAGAGGTTTCAGAGAAGCTTGTGACCAATAGTCAACAAGAGCAATTACTCGAGTTTTACCTTCCTTATCTGAAAAGTAACTGATCTTACGTAAAGATCCGTCTCTTTTCGCTTTCGACTTGAAAACAGAAGACCACATAGCCGCTAAGCGACCCTCAGTACCCTTTGCTAACATTGATTCTAGATAGAAACCCAGCTTATTACCCCCTAATACTTTAATATACTGTATTAGTTGAGGAGTAAGTAAGGTAAGTTCTAACATCGAATTAAGTAGCGCATGGCCTTGAGGACCTTTCTTAGTAGTTAGGTGATGCTCTGTCCAGTCCGTCTTCACAAGACCTTTCCGCGTTAAGTGGTAAAGCGTTCGCTTCACCCCTAACATACGGAAGGCTTGTGCTAACTCTGAGTCAGTTATATTGTCCACCCCGTTAAAAGGGTTTTCAATAGTACTGAGATCAGGATTAGGTTTGAGTGTTATTGATCTTAATGACATGAATAAGGATAATAAAATCCTGATTCTATCATTAGAACCAATAGCTTGATAATAGATCGCAGCAAATGCTTTCGGAATTCCGTTAGCATCTAATGCAACTCCATTATCCTCAAAAGAAGGATGGCCGGAAAGGGCACGAGTTATATAATTTCGGCAAGTTTTGATATACTTGACCGTAAACTCTATACCTCTTTCTTTCTCAAGTCTACGAACAACTTCAAAGAAGTTGCTCGAAGCGGAACTAATCCACGCTGCTTCGTGAGGAATATACGCGCTTAGAATAGCCCGAATTAATCGGGGAATTCTCCCTAAGAAGAGAATTCTTTTCTTCGTCGCATTATTTTTCATGTTTGCAGCTATTAGTTTTGATAATAGGTACAAAGGATAACCGGACTCCCTCCATGTCGGGTAGGGGGCTAGCCTTCCGCATGGATGTTATGCGACTAACGTGGGATCGCCCGGGATATCCTCCATAGGATGTTCTGGCATGCCAGTTAGATTCTTACCTGCCCTCCGACGCTAAAACTTAGAATTGACGTCCGAGATTAGGTAACAACCTACTCTCAATCCATTGAGTGGTTTCACCGTTTCTTTCGAAGCGG